TGATAATCAGCTAAGATTAAAACCAATTGTGGTATTGATTGTGGTTCTACAAACTCGTTCATATTGTCATATATCTTACGAAACATAGCTGCAGGTTCAGTGTCAATATTATCTGCAACCCATTGTCTCATCTGCTTAAAGTTTTTAATTTTAAGAGAACTCATCAGAGTATCTAAAGAGATATCCGTTGCATTTGCAAGTATTCCACTGTCGATCTTACCAAAGTTTGAATATCTTTGTAACTCATTGAGAGTTCTACGAAAGTCTGGAAAGTATTTAATAATCAGTTCAGCAAGAACAGCTGGATCTGAATTGATACTTTCAACTGCAAGTATTTGTTGTACTCTTTGCATAAACATACCAGCCAAAGCGTCTCGTTCTTTCTTTGGCATAGCAAATTCAATTACACTACATCGAGAATGTAATGGTTCTATAATACGATTCTTAAAGTTACACGTTAATATAAACCTACAATTAGACGAAAATTCTTCAATGAATCCACGTAATGCTGGTTGAGTAGATTGTGGGTTAAGGTAATCCGCTTCGTCAAGGATGACCACTTTGTAGCCACCAGATAAGGAAACTGACGAAGCGAATTGTTTGATTTTGTTTCTTAATGTATCAATACCTGATTCTTCTGATCCATTGATAACAATATAATCTAAATCAAGTTCGTTGCAAAGTGCACGAGCAACTGTGGTTTTACCTGTACCCGCCGTTCCAGTGAGCATCATATTTTGAAGCTCTCCACCTGCAACTATGTTTGAGAATGTTTTTCTTAAATCATTTGAGAGTATACACTCTTCGATTTTCTTTGGTCGATATTTTTCAACCCATAGGAATTCATCCATTGATTACCTCCCATGATTCAACTGTATCTAATCTAAATGATCTCCAAGCTGATTTATCAAGTGACCATACTGGAAATGCTTCCATTTCTGTTGGCGAATAATTAATGGTTGATGTTACTCCATTTTCTTTTAAAGCTTCTGGTTGTAGAGTACAAGGCATAACTCTTATTTCGCCTGTATCTATCTTTTTAAATGTAACTGTGACTTGCCCTTTTTGTAAAGCCTCGAGCAATTTGGCTTTTTCATTGTTGTTCATAATATATCCTATAATAATATGAGGGGACTTTCACCCCTCTGCTTTTACTCTTCTGAAGCTGGTTCTTCAACAACAGGAACTTCTCCTTCAGGAACATTTTCAGCTCCTTTAGATGCAGCGTTTAAGAAAGTAACAATTCTGTTTCTCAATCCTCCAACTGCTTCAAGTTCTGGTCCTTCAAATCCACCTCTTTTAGAACAGATATCAATTATCTGAACCATTGTTGCGATGTCTTTAAGAGACAGTTGAACTTGTTGTTCTTCTGTGCCTACTTCAGTTTCAGTGGTATTCACTTCTTCTGTCATAATTTTCTCCTATGCATAGTTACGAAAATAAGAAGACCCGAGCATCGGCATCTTCCATTCCTACAAAGTATTTATACATTGTAGCTTGAGTTTTTCTCAAGAGCGATAAAATAATCCACTGGATAGTTACTATTAGTCCAGTTAGAAATTAGCTTTGAGCTTATGCTTACAAAGTAATCTCCTGGTAGTAACTTCAAGTTTGGAATACTTACCACGAAGCTAAACTCATTTTTACATGAGTTGTCTTTATCTAGTTCAATCTCAAAAACATTTGAAGTTGAGTCTCTTGTATCAAGTACAGAGGCTTCAACAACTCCATTGTTTCCTGTGATTGCTAGCTCAGTATGACCTAAAACAGCTGCAGCCTTTCGAATCTGATTTAATTTATCTTCTTCGATATTGACTCCAAGCTCTGGATCAGGCATCTGAATTTCTTTTTGAGGAGTGGTAAGGATATCGCTTTCAGAAAAGAAATATCTGATCTTTTGACCACTCCCTTGAATTAATACTGACTTATCTTCAAACTGTAAAGTTGGTTGGTCAATTAAACTTAAGACTGATAAGAATTCGTTTAAGTCATAGACTCCAAACTCTTGTGGAAAGTCTTCTACAATCGTTGCTGATGCAAGAATTGTTTTAGACTCTGATATTGTCTTTAATTTTTGACCTGGTTGAAATACCAAGTTAGGATTAATTGTTGCGAAGTTTTTTAACACATTCACGGTGTCATTTGATAGATTCATATTTTCTCCATAATAATATATTATACCATACTTTCATCGTTTTGTAAACGACTATTTTTGATTTTTGTCATGACAGTCCAAAGCAATAATAGCATAGTGCAATATCTTTAAAAGATCAGCTCTATTATGTCCTTCTTTCTTACCATACCTTTGAGCGTATTTAAGTACATTACCCAAAGCAAATCCCATACCATGACCACAATCAATAATAAATTCAGTTGATTGAAACTGATTCTTTGAATAGTGGCCGCCATAAGTTTTATCGATATAAGCTTGAAGCTCTGTAATCAGAGCTTTCTCATTAAACTTATAGTCAATTTGTTTAGATTTCTTCGTAAACATCTTCATCTCCTTCGTAAGGATTAGTTTCTCCTGCTACAATCTCATCAGCATCTACTTTGCTGTAAAGATCAAGAAATGCTTCCTTGGTATCGTTATCAAACCTTGAGATACAAAGATCAATTGCTTTGTCTCTTTTATCAAAGATTGAGAATGTTTGAACAATGTGGCAAAGTCTTCTAGTTGAAATAACTTCATCAACACCATCATCGTAAAAAGTTTTACGTATAATGTCAGCCCATGTTACGAGCTTATCTGCGAAGTCGCTGTCTACACAGTCAAATTTCTCCATGTGTTTTAATACAATCTTTTTCTCGATTGATAGCGATGGGAACTGCTGATCTACTGAGATAGTAAATCTTTCGAGGAAAGCATCATCAATGATCGTAGCAGCTGTAAATCTGCCGTCATCAGAACCTTTGCCTTTCGTGTTAGCAGTAGCTATAACATTAAATCCATCAGCAGGGTAAACAATTTCTCCAGTCTTTTTAACCAGAACAGGTTTGCCTTCGAGGATTCCTTGTAAGCACATAATTTTATTTGTAGCTCTATCAATCTCATCAAGTAGAAGTACTGCGCCATTTTCCATAGCTTTAAGTACTGGTCCTTTTGAGAATACGGTTTCTCCATTAATAAGTCTGAATCCACCCAATAAGTCATCCTCATCAGTTTCAGGATTGATTTGAACTCTTATGAATTCTTTATTGACTTTAGCGCAAGCCTGTTCAACCATGAAAGTCTTTCCATTCCCTGAAAGACCGCTGATGTAAGTTGGGTAAAACATTCCAGATTTTACAATTTTAACAATGTCGTGATAAGCACCCCAAGCAATAAATGTATCATCAATTTGAGCGAAGTTTTTTTCTTCGTTTACAATTGATTGCATTTGAGCTGCTTGAGCAGGAATACTATTAACGACTGATGTGTTTACCATAGTTTCTCTTAATGGCTCAATAAGACCTGCAAGATCATAAGTACCAATCTTGACTCTATTGTCTTTTTGCATAAGTGGATCCCAGTCTTTTCCTGAGTATCCAAACGATTCGCCAACTTCTACGATGGCGTTTTTTCTAAACTGAGTTTGATCAGGATATCTGATCGCAAGCTCTTTTAGAATTATTTCAGTTGATTTTTTCAAGTTATTCATAATATAGTTTTCTCCTTATCTTTATTATTTGTATATTATACCATAGTTCGGCGCATTTGTAAACGATTATTTTCACTTTTTTTGAAAATAATTGACAGAAAAGTGTTGATCTTATTCTGCAACTGCTTTACCAAAGTTAGTTAGCAATGTTTTGTTAAGCTTTTTAGACTTACTGAACTTTTTAAATGCTGTAGTCAATTGACCTTTTGAAGCATCTTCTGCTGTAACAAATTCTTCTGCATCTGTTTCTAGTCTTTTAGATTTTAAAACATAAAATTCGTTATAGCCAAGTGTATCTGTAAAAGTTACACATTTATTTTTGTTGTATTCTTTTTGATACTTTCTCATATTGCTGCTATCGTAATATGTCTCTTCATCACAATCTTCAATTTTGTATTTAAAGTTGTGAGCATTGTCTGCTAAGAAAAAGCCGATTGTTGTACAACCAAATTTCTTTTGTAAGTTTTCAAGTAGGCTTTGAGTACCTCTTTTTCTTGTATCTTCCAGTTTTACATGTTGACCCATGATGTTTATGATAGCTCCTTTATAAGTTTCTGTAAGAGTGTAGTCTCTGTTACGATTTTTTACTATGCTAACACCATTTGTATCTCCATCAGAGATTACTACAAAATTCATATTGTCAATGTTGTTATTTCTTTTAAAATTATCAACCATTCTATGAGCCATGACTAAAGATTGGTTAAGCGGTGTTGAACCATATTCTTCTTGTGGAGCTATGATATATCTTTCATAGTATGACCAAGAGTTTTTTGCAAGAATTTTTCTTAAATAGATGTGGAATAATGCATCATCATAGTCTTTCTTTTTTAGAGTTGATGCAACTATTTGTGGAAGTGATAATCCACCATGATGTATTTCTGACTCTATTTGAGCAATATCAAACTCGCCATCTGTAGCATCTCCATCTTCAGGAAAAGACCATCTGTTTAACTTAGGATTACTATTAGTAAAACCGTAAACATCAAATGGAATATTAACTGCTTTACAGAAAACTACTAAGTGTAAAAGTTGATCCATTACATTCGTCATACATTCTGCCATAGAACCTGAATAATCGATCATCATCATCATTCCATGATTTTTAGCATCGGCTAATTTAGTAACTCTTGCAAATATATCGTCATTTGTTTTATATGACCATAATCTATTTACATCGATAGAACCTGTCTTTGCAGTTTGAGCTCTTGTATATCTGAAAGCTGCTTTTCTCATTTCGAATTCTTTGACAGCAAAGTTAACGTTTTTCTTAACTTCTTTTAAATAGACTTTAAATTCTTCTCTATGCTGATCAATTGTCAACATATCATCATTATAGTCCTCAACTGCAACATCATCGTATTGCTTCATTTTTTTAGCTCTTGCTTTTGCAAGTTCAGCATATGGAGTAATAACAGCATCTCTTACGGGTTTACTAAATTCGTTACCAATAAGAGTTTGTGATCCATTTTCATTAATATCTAAGAGTGTATGCTCTTTTCTTCTGAATGATTCATCAGTTATTGAAACATCTTCATCAGGTTGAGTTTGTTCTTCAACGTTTCCTTGATCATTTCCATCATCATTGGACTCTGAAGTATCTCCTTTTGCTGAATCTTTTCCTTCTTCATCAGTTTCATCAATAGGATCTTGTTGTTCATTTCCAGTATCTTTTGTTTGTTCATCTTGACTCTCCATATCATCGTGGCCAGTTGGACTCATGTCATCATTTTCTTCTTGACCTTCAGTTTTATCTTGTGATCCCATAGGAGGAGGTGTCATAAGCTCTTCTTGATTTTCTTTTGTATAAGCAAGAATATCTCTTACTAAATCAAGCACTTCATCAAATGTTTCTGTCTTCATTGATCTATTATAATAAACCATTTCCTCATCATTCATTGGTACTTCAAGATGAGCTCCAACTTTAGCCTTTAAGTTAATTTTATCGATAAGTTTAACTTCGTCCCAATCGAGATCTTCATCAACTCCAAAAAAGTCATCATCAAAAAGCTTTTTATATCCTCTTGCCATTGGAGCGACAAGACCAACATAAGCATCTTTAATATGTCTTTCAATTCTTGCATCTTCAATAACATTGATATAAGTACGTGGACAACCTTCTAGTTTTTCAGGACTATCATGCCAACCTTCATATGGTGTAAATAAAGCATGTCCAACTTCGTGACCTATAAAAAGATCAGCAACATCTTTACCCATGTCTTTCCAAAGTGGAATACCTAGAATTCTGTTTTTAATATCGAACCAAGCTGTTTTATAATTACCATATTGCACAGTAAT